GGAGCTTGTAGTGGACGAGCGGCAGGTGCCTGTAGTGTCCCTCGCCTGCTCGCCTCCGCCAGGTACGGTCTCCGCTCCGCAGGCGCACGGGATCGTCTACCTCCCACTGGCCCGTCGAGACCCCACCCTCCACGGAGGTCACCACCGCTCCCTTGCTGTGGGGGCCAGAGGGGGCCAGGCAGGTGGCCGAGGCTGTGGCGTAGTCGGCCTCCACATCCTCACTCACAGAGAGTGAGATGATGGCCTGGCCCCCCAGCTGGCAGTTGGCTCCTGTGAGGTTCTTGGAGAAGGTCTGGCCCACGGCCTAGAAGCTCGTGACTCCGGCGGCCAGGTCTACGCGGGCCCTCGTGGTCACAATGTTGATGGGTCCGGCTCCACCCACAGTCCAGCCGTACTTCGTCTCCAGCTGCTGATCGACGATGGTCCCGCTCGCGCCGTCAGGTGCGGAGAATGCAGTGCCGGCCTGCACCGTGCCCGAGCCTCCCCCGAAACGCTCTACGGTCTCGAAGTCCCCCTTGGCCGGGCCCACGTACGTGATCACGGCTCCAGTGCTGTCGGGGAGCTGCTCGTCTTCGGTCGCGATGTGCTTACGGTATTCGTGGATGTGTCCCATGTCTGCCTCCTAGTGCAGCGCAGTTATCACCTGAGCGTAACGGTCGTAGCCCACACGACTGGCAGCCCACGTACGGGCAGCAAGAGAGAGAGCCCGGCGCATGTCGGGCTCCTCGTGTATCCGTTTGGCCTGCTCGGGCCACTCCTCGAACGGAGCGCTCACCATGCCCGGCGGGGGGTCAGACCTGGTGGTGAGTGCCGGTACACCGCATGCGGCGTAGCGCAGCAGCGTCAGATCGCTTACGGTCTCACGATAGGGCATGTCGGGCCAGCACTCGAGCCCGAGTTCTGCCCGGGCCACGTGCCGCAGATAGTGGCTCACAATGGCGTCGGGAGAGAATGCGCCCCCCATGACGTAGGCCTGCTGCTCCACATCCAGATTGACCACGGCCATGTGGGCGAACTGGATGAATACCAGCCGCCCGCCCGTGTCTTTCACCAACCGGGTCACATGTGGCGCCGCCTGCTCCCATCCTCCCTTCTGGCGTCCGTCACTCCACCAGGCCACGTTGCCTGGGACTGTGTCTTCTTCGGGCGGAAGTGCGGCAAGCGCCGGGGGGATCACTTCTACGGCAAGGCCCTCGAAGAGGGCGGCGAGGCCCTCGGTGGCTACCACCACCCGATCGGCTGCGTCCACCACCTGTTCGGCGACTCGGAGCATGGTCGAGGTGTATACGGTAAGCCCCTCGCCCAGCGCCTCACGGGTCCAGATATCCTCGGAGAAGTCCACCACCACGTGTCCGCCGCGGGCCTTGACCGCCTGGACCAGCGCGAGAGCGTCCTCCGTCATGGGCTGGTGTATCCACACCACGTCAGGCGGTGAGGCCGCTGCCTGCTTCGGGCTCAGCGCCGGAGCGCGGAAGTGCCGGGCTGGGAGCAGCACCCGCCAGTAGGACTCTACCGTGTACGGGTAGCCGGTTACGAAGGCGACCTTCACCTACGCCCTCGCGTCTTCCATGGTCTGCACCTGGAAATCATCTCCAGTGGTCCCGCCCGTGATCTCGATGGCGGTCACCGCAACGATGCGGTCGGCTGCGGTGCCGAGGGCCACCTTCGTTCCCACCGTGGCCTCCGCCAGGATCTCGCCCTCACGCTCCACGGTGCTTCCGGCCGCCGTAGTGCAGGTACAGGTCACGGTGATCGCAGCTATGCCGATGGCCTGGTTGATCACCTCGAGCTCGATCTGGGCTCCACCATAGAGGACGGTGTTGACCTCCTCGCCCTCAGTGAAGGTGCCCTCACCCGATCCGCTCGCCGCGAACTCGCCCAACACAGTAACCGGCGGGAAGGTGTTCACGGCCGCGATATTCGGATTACCGCCACGCTTCCAGAGGTGGTGTACACGGGTACCGTCGGCCGCCAGCCAGTCATTCAGGTCTTGGCCCAGGTGGTTCAAGACCGCTGAGTTGAACATGCCGAAGAAGGCGGACAGCGTTGCCTCACGGCCGAGAGCGGTGATCACGCCGATCGCCGGGTTGATGAGGTCCGCCGTCACCCGGGCTTCGTCTGGTTCGGCCCACGCGGTTATTAGGTCGCGCACCTCGACGGCCTTGCCGATGGCGGACGCCGCGGTTTCGAGGTCACCTATGGCGTCCACCAGGTAGCCGATGCCGGCTGCGTAGTGGTCGGTCATAGTGATGTACTCAGCTACGGTAAGAGAGCGTTGGATGGGCACGTGTCACCTCCGGGGTGTCAGTAGTTCGAGGGTGCGCTGGACTGGACGTCGGTGGCCTGCAGGGGCACGCCAGAACGGTTATCGAGTGTGATGTTTATGCCTTGAGGACGCGCGTATTGGCCGAAGTAGGGGGTGCCTATCCCTTGCCCATATCGGTTCACGTCACGGAGCGTGCCTGCCAGGTACCCAGTGCGTGGGCGGCCCTCAGCGTCAACTATGGTCTGTGTGCGATAGGCTGCTCCGGCCTTCTTGTCCCAGCCGATGATGTCGCCCTGCACCAGCTTGCCCGTCTCGTCGCGGTAGACGCCCCAGTCGATGCCGTGTGCCTTCTGCTGGTTCCATCTGTTCCTAAGATTGGCCTTGGTCTCGTTCTCGGCCGTCTGCTCATAGGCGGCGTCGACTGGCTTGTACATCTCATTCGAGATCATCTTTCCGATGCCATAGCCGATCATGGCTGCGCCCGCTGCCATCACGATTCCCGGTAGCCCGCCCACAGCAGCCAGACCTGATGCCACGGACCTGGCTATGAGACTGCCACCCAGAGCCCCCGCCGCCTGCGCTCCGGCCGTAGTCGCTGCTGTGGTCGCCGTTGCGGTCGCGGCCGTGGCTGCCGCTTTGGTTGCGGCCGTAGTCGCGGCCTTGGTAGCTGCTGCGGTCGCGGCCACCTCTGCTCCTCCTGCTACCGCTGTTCGGGTCACCAGCCCGCGTATTCCGCCCGCCAGGCCGCGACCGGCCCGGAAGAGACCGGCACCCCCCCGGACGGCAAGCCCGGCGAGCCCCGCGTACATGAGTCCCTCGAACACGCCGCTCGGGACGGCGGCCGCCAGCTTGGCCATGGGGCCCACAACCTTCATGAGCGCCATGCCGAGATTCTCGGCCACGTCGTTCATGGTCTTCTGCCATTGGCGCATCGAGTAAGCGTAGCTGTCGGTGTCCTCAGACGCCGCCTTGGCCACGTCTGACGTCTGCTGCAGGATGGCGTTCAGTGAATGCTGCTGGCGGGAGGCCTGGTCCATTTCCTTCCAGCTGTCCCGCAGAGCACCATTCATGTAGACGGTGCGCATGTAGGTCTCATCCACGTTGATGCCGAGCATCTTGAGACCGCGGCCCATGCCCTGCACGCCCCGCCCGATCGCCTCCGTCACCGCCTGCACGTCGTCTCGGTACTGCGGGAGGCCGGTCGCGTGGGCGATGCCCGTCACCGCCTCCATGAGCTGGTTGATCTGAGCCGGGCTGATGCCTCCCATGGCCTCGGCCATATCGGCCATAGAGGCCTGAGCCTGCAGTATGTCGCTCGTGTGGTAGCCGGTCGCCCGCGAGAGATCGTTGGCGTAGGCCACCATGCTGTTTCCGGCTCCGCCGAAGATGCGTGCGACGGTCTCCTCCATGCGCACCTGCTCGGCACCCTTGTCGATGGCCGTCTTGAATCCGCGCATGAGCCCGACGCCACCGAGCACGCCGGCACCAGCCATCGCAAAGCCACCCATGCCCATGCCCATGCCGAGGCCCCCCAGGCCCCCCAGGCCACCCATAGCTCCGGCTCCCGCCGCTGCCCGACCGGCCCGCGCCGCGCCGCCTGTGGTCCGTTGGGTGGTATCCACCTGACGCAGCATCTTGTCGAGCTTGGTGACCTCGGTTTGGGCGCGTATGACGTTGGTGGCGTCCACCCGAGGTGTCGTGGTCGTGCGGCCCACGCGCTGTATGAGCGTGAGCATGCCCTGGGCCTGCCGCTTGGCATCGCGGTCGTCGATGCCGACACGGGCCCGGGTCTGCGTGCCCTCGATCTGCTTGAGAGACGCGTGCACCTGGGTGGTGTCAACCGCGACGTCACCCTGTATGGAGAATGCTTTGACCACGAAGACTCCTAGATGGTAAAGACCGGCGCGTCTATCTCCGGCTCTAGGCCTGCGCGCTGTCCGTCCTGCTCCTTGTGATCCGCAACCGCCAGGAGCTCACCCAGAGTGAGCCAAGACATGTCGCGGACCGAGTAACCGTACTGTGCCGCCGTGCGTATGAGCGCGCCCCAGGTTACTCGTGGGGCGCTTCCGGGTTTGGGGAGGACTCACCTTCAGGCAGCAGGTTCCAGGCCTCGGCCAAGACCAGGGCCACCTCCGCCAGTGAGTAGACGGCGAACACCTGGCCGAGCGTCTTCTCAGTGACCTCCCGGGGTTCACCGCCGGCGAATGCCACCCGGCGGGCGTCTCCGCTCTCGAGCGCGATCTCGAGGAGCTTGGCGAGGTCGGCCTGCGACAGCTCGTCGGCGGCCCAACCCTTCTCCACCCCCTCTTGGAAGTCGCACCCGCGATACTCGGCCCACCGCTGCAGGCCGTACACGGAGAAGAAGAGCGGGTACTTCGTGCCGCCCACATGAATAGCGGGCATACCCTCGGGCGTTACTTTGAGCTCACCCACAGTCAGATCCTCCAGAGTGTCAGATCAACATCGAACGTCTCAGCGCTCAGGTTGCGCCGGGCGATCCGAGAGGCAGGCGCCCCGGCGATGCGCCAGCCGGTGGACTCCACCCCTCGGAGATCCATGTACGAAAGCTCGGTACTCTCGGCCAGCCACTGACGCAGTGTCTCGGCCTCATACTCGGTCTCCACACGCCCGGCCACGTTGCGGGTCTCGGCCGCCGTGCGGCCGATGTAGGCACGCAGCGTGCCCGTCTCATCGTTGAGCACCTCGAGCTGTGGCGGCTGCGTCGGGTAGGTCTCCGTGGTCACATCGCGGATGACTACTCGGCCCCCACCGCCTATGAGCTCGGCGTCGTACGGCGCACGCTGGGCCACACGCACGGCCACTTCATAGCAAAGGAGATCCGGACCTTCGCCATACTTGGCTCCATCCACCGTGCCGTCCGTCCCGTCGATAACTTCGGCGGTCGGCGTGAGCATGCAGTGGGTCTGCAGGTTGTGATCCAGGGCGTCTGCGAGACCGAGCAGCGACCTCTCCGCGGCCCGGAGGTCTTTGCCCAGGCGCACGTACAGCCGAATGACGAAGCGATAGATGTGCGAACCTGCGGGCAGGCCGGGCGCTTGGCGCTCATCGCCGTCGAATACCACACTCGCGCAGGGGAGCTTCTGTGCCACGATGGGCACATCAGCCGCCTCGACCGCCTTGAGTGTGGTGTCGGCGGACACCGCCAGCACCAGAGCGTCTTTGACTGCTACGCGGCTCATGGGCTGAACGTCTCCAGGAACGAGCGGCTCAGGAGCTGCTGCACCACCGGGAGGCCCTTCTCTCCCGTCTGGCGGAGGTAGCGTCCGGCGGCCATGCCGGGGTGCATGGCTCTGGTCCGAAATATCACCCCACGGCCTGCCGGGATGGCCAGATACGTGCGGCCCCGCCGGTAGCCGAGCATGCGGCGGGTGCCGTCCTTGCGCACCCGCTTGGAGTATCGCTTGACCGTGCCTCTGGCCTGGATCAGGTGAGGTGCAGCCCCGGCCTCAAAGAACCGGGATCGGAAGTCGGTCGGCCCTACCTGCGCACGTGGTGGCTTGATGGCGAACGAGACGCTACGGGCCACACGGCGGGAGGGCACGGCCGCCTGGTAGTCGGTCGCCAGGTACATCACGCTCTGCGCCAGGCCCCGGCCCACGGCCTCCTCGACCAAGGCATGCGTGTTGACGAGCTGATGATAGGCGAAGTGAATGTCGCTCTCGCTCATGATCCCTCGTAGCTCGGATAGCTCTCCAGGATGGCGCGGACCTGCATGGGCATGGCACGCTCGGCCCCCATACCGCCACCGCCCTCGAAGAACACGCTGCGGGCGAGCAGGTCGCTCTTCGTATAGAACTTGGCCAGCATGAGGCAGGCGGCGCGAAGGTCCTCGGGCACAGTGTCGCCGTAGCCGGCCGTGTAGGTGACTGCCACGTTCTGCACGCCTTCGGGGAAGCCGGCGGCGTAGTAGACGCGCCCGCTTCCGGGCTCGAATTTGCAATCGGCCGTCACATCAACATCGTTGATGAGCACCTCACGACTCTCATCGACGGGCATGAGCGGCCAGTGTTCGAGCGCCATCCACGGCCGGCCTGTGCCGTCCCTGAGCTCCGTGTAACTCGTGTAGGTCACCGGGTTGATGTGCCTCCGGATGTGAAGCGAGGCCGCTGCCAGCAGCGTACTGAGCTCCTCATCCACGAGCACGGACTCCTCGCCCAGGAACGCTTTGAACTGCTCGAGTGTGGCGAGATCAGCCACGTCGCCGCTTGGGTTTGGAGGTGGGTTTCACCGCGTGTGCCTCTACGGGCTCCTCTACGGGCTCGGGCTGAGCGGGCTCCTCTACAACCTCCGGCTCAGGCTCCGGCTGGCCGACGTAGCGCGCATGGCGACCGGCCACCAGCGCCCGAGCCTCTTCGGGAGATACGTCCTGGATGCTGCCCACAGGCCACACGCCCTCAGGGCCCGCGGCCAGAGTCGTCATCTGGATTCTCATCCCGCGCTCCCGTAATCTGCGGTCTCAAGCTGCGCCGACACGCCGCCCACGACTCCGCCGAGCACTTGCGCGGCGACGTAGAAGGTCGTCTTGGCGCTGTCGGTGATCTCGAGCACGTAGGAGCCGTCGGCCAGCGTCTGCACGATGAGGGCCTTCTTGGCTGTGAGCGCAGCGAAGTCGTGACCAGCGGCGGACTTGGCTTGCACCGTGCCCGAAGCACCAGTTGCGGTAAGCCCGAGACCGGTCTCGGCGTCCGAGAGCCAGACCGCCAGCAGGACCGGTACGGCCACATCATCGCCGGCCGCGTCCTTGGCCTGGATGGTTACTTCGCAGACATTGGCTCCCCCGGCGGCAGGCGCGAAGGAGAGCGAGCCGACGGCTCCTGCCAGCAGAGCCATCTCCGCAGCGCTGGTCCCCAGGCTGGCGAGCTTGTTCAGTTCCGCCGCCGAGGCCGTCATCTGCGTCCCAGCGATCTTGAGCGCGCCGCCGGACTCGATATCGAACTCCCCGCCAGACTTGACGAAGCCACGTTTCGCGCCCTGCTCGATGCCGACGTGCGCATTGTAGGATTCGGATCCCATGTTCACCTTCTTTCAAAAAGGAAGAGGGGAGCGGGACGGAAGCACACACACGAACGCCCCGCTCCCAGGGCAGGGAGGGTCTAGGCTTCGGCCGGGCTCACGAGCGTGTCGGAGTCAAGCACGGTGGTGCCTTGCGATATGGGCACCTTGCGGGCGCCGTACTGGATGGCGATCACGCCGTCCTTCACCGCGTTGGCCGTGGCGGACGTGAACACCGCCCGCACGTAGCGCTCGCGCGGCTTGAACACGTCCAGCACCAGCAGGTCATCATCGGCGTCGGTGGCGTCGGCCGTGTAGGTCACGGAACCGGAGAGCGTCGCCATGCCCGTGGAGCTGTTGATGGTGTTCTGCTGCGCGGCCAGAGTGAGTACACAGGTATTGGTGACATCTGCCACCTTGGCGACGAAGAGCACACCCTCGAAGCCCTCCATGTCGAGGATGTCCGAGGCAGACGCGGCCTGGCCGTCGGCAACGGCGGCCAGTACGCGGGTGATCTTGACGTTCTTCAGCAGACTCTTTCCAAGCATTTCTTCACCTCCCCTATCAGGCGAGTTGGACGCGGGCGAAGGCCTCGGCCAGCACCGGCATGCCGTCGATCTCTTGGCGGGCCAGGAAGCCGACCTGGTTGGTGCGGGCCAGCAGCTCCAGCAGCACCTGCACGGAGATGCCCAGGGCCTCGGCAATCCAGTAGTACGAGAAGTCGCCCAGGATGCCCACGTATTTGCCGGTGGTGAAGGTTGCCGGGCAATACTCCGACACATTCACGGGGAAGCCCAAGATGCGATCGATGGGGCCACCGGCCCGGACGTCTGGCTGCACGATGTACTGGCCTTCACCATTCTTCTCCGTGTCCATCTGCTTCATGGCGGTACGCGAGAAGATCCAGGTGGCGTTCTGCCAATACTGGCTCTTCAGCGTGTACTGCACCGCCTTCAAGCCGTCAAACTTCACGGCCGTCTCGGCGTTGCCTTCGGACACGTCACGGCTGGTGGGGATGCCGTCGTCCGAGGCGGTGAACACGCCGAGCGGCTGCTGCGCACCGGAGCCGTTCAGGTAGGCGTTCTCCTCCGGGATCGCCATCTTGTAGGCGATGCGGTCACGGATGAGCGCCTCCATGGAGGGCACCCGCCGCAGCAGCGGCTTGGAGATATCCACCTCCTTAGCCAGCTGATGTGGAGTCAGTTCCCGGCCGCCGAAGGCCATGGAGGTGTCCGGCGTGGGGGCCACGATCTCGGGGGTCCAGGCTGCGTCCGAGGGGTCGGTATCCAGGCTGGGACAGCCCAGGCTGGCGGCGCCGGTCAGCTGGTAGACGGTGGCCAGGCGGCGCATGAAGACCCGGTTGTCCTTGGCCCGGATGATCTGCTGGGACAGCTCGCTCGGCACGAGGTAGCCCCCGCCCACATCGTTGTCCACCTGCAGCGCCCCGTGGAACTGCGGGGCCATGTGACCGCTGAGAAGGTACTTGCGGAAGGCATCCGCATACTCCGGCTGCGCGTTGACGGCCACCGGGCCGTCCTGCGCGCCGGCCTGCTGACCGGGCAGGTCACGATGACCGGCCACCGGATCGGCGCTCCCCTGCAGGTCGGTCTCCAGCCGTTCCTGCCGCTCCGCCCGCGTGATGTCCTCGGCCAGCGCGTCTACGTCGTCCTGCATGCGGTCGTACTCCTGCCGCTCCTCGGCAGTGAGCCCCCGCTTCTCGGCATCGGCCGCGTCCAGGATGGCGCGCGCCTCTCCGATGAGAGCAGCGCGCCGCTGTCTCAACTCAATGGGATTCACTTTTTCACCTCACTTGGTCGTTCGGGGTACAAGAAGGCCGCCCCACATGGAGCGGCCTCGATGGAGCCGGTATGTCCCTCTGGCTTACACCCTCTCCGCCATGTCCAGCCTGAGCCGCAGCACACTGGCCACGGCACGGTCTTCGCCGGCCCGCAGGTCGGCTAGGTCAGGCACGGGTTCTTCGCCAGAAGCGGCACTCGGAGGCGCCGCCAGTACATCCGGTGTATGAGCAAACACCGAGAGGTCATAGGCCGCCGCGGCGGCAGCAAGCGCCTCGTCGGTCTCCTCCTCGGTCACCACCACGTCCACGAATCCCGCCTCGGAGGCCTCGTCCGCGGTGAACCACGTCTCGGCCTCCATCCAGGCGCGCACCTGCTCGGTGGTGGCACCTGTCTTGTGGCGGTAAGTGTCCTCGAGGGAACCACCCACCTTCTCGAGCACGTCGGCGTCCTTGCGCAGTTCCGCCGCGTTGCCGATAGATATGGTCCAGGGATCGTGGATCATGAAGAAGGCGTTCCCGGTCATGTGGACCTCGTCACCCGCGAGCGCCACCATGCTCGCCATGCTGGCGGCCAGGCCGTCGATGTGGGTCACGATCCTCGCGGGGTGCTCGCGCAGCGCGTTGTACATGGCCACCCCGTCGAACACGTTCCCCCCGGGGCTGTTGATGCGCAGGTGAATGGTCTCCGCACTTAGGCCGTCGAGTTCCCGCCTGAACTCCTCCGCGGTGACACCCCACCAGCCGATTTCGTCGTAGAGCAGGATTTCTGCTTCGCTTGGCTCGGCCTCGCCACGCACCATCCGCAGGTGCGCCACCGGGCCTCGGACTCTCTTCAGCGAGAGGTGCATCATGCCTCCAGTACGTCCGTGATCAGAGCGTCGATGAGCTGGTCGGCCTCCGCATCTGGGTGCCATGATGCAAACACAGCCCCCAGAGCATCCGCACCATCTCCCGCACGTGCAATAAGCGCCTCCGCCATATCGTGGGCATGGCGCCTTACTTCTCCCGCAACAACCTGCTGGGTGATGTCTCCTGCTCCGGTGGCCCCGAGCGCCTCCACGAAAGCCAGCGCGGGAACCGCCACGCGCCTCACGCCCCAGTCGGCCAGCGCCTCGATCTCCCCGGCAATGACTGCAGCGATCTCGGTCTCCGCGTCCGACGCGTCTGCCACAGCCCGGGCGGCCGGCACCACCCGTCGTCTCTCTTCTTGCCCGAGCTCTCTCCACGCAGCCTCGAGAGCGGGCTTGTAAGCTGCCCGTACGCGCCCGGTCGAGAGCGCCGCCGGCGCCTCGGGCTTCTGTGCAGCCGCCACACTGAGCGGGACCAGGTTCAGCGGGACGAAGTAGGTGTCGCCGTCCGGTATGGGGTTTCGGTTCTCGAGCTCGGCCACGTCGTTGGGCGAGTAGTACCCGTTGTTGATGCCGGATGTGTAGTTCTCGTGCCGGGTCTTAGAATCGCCCCTCAGCAGGGCGTCGATCACGTGCTCGGCGTGGTACTCCTCACGCTCGCGCGCGGTGAAGCACCGGGCAGCGATGGCCTGCTCCCAGCGGACGCACCAGGGCCTGATGGTGTCGGTGCCGTGCTCGATGTTCTGATGCTCGATGTTGGCCCAGGTGGCCCGGTCCAGTATCCCGATCTTGTGCGGCTGCATGCGGAACCAGCGGCAGATCTCGACGGCCTGGAACTGCCGGCTCTCGAGCATCTGCGTCTCCTCCGGCGGCATGCCCACCGCCTCGTAACCCACGCCCTCCTCGAGGATGGCCACTCGATGAGCGTTGGAGAGGCCTCCGTAGGTCTCGTCCCACTGGGTGCGCAACCGCTTGATCGCATCGTCGGTCAGCGGCTTCTTGCCGTCGGGCCGACTGAGCACACCGCGGGGAGCGGCCCCGTTGGCGAACAGGCGTGCCGCATACTCCTCGAGGGCCGCCGTGAGTCCCAAGGACTGGGCAGCCGTCCGTGCTACCGAATACCCCACGATGCCGTCGAAGGATATCCCGTGCACATGCAGCACCTGATGCGGCCGGAGCGTGTACGTCACGCCGCCGACCGTGTAGAGGTAGAAGAGTTGCCCGTCGCGCCGCTCGAGCTGCATGCGGTCCGGACGGAGCGGCCACAGGTGCTTGATGCGCCCGGCGTTGTCGCGCTCGATCTCCGCGTAGCCGTTGCCCCACGTCACCGCGTGGCTGGTAACAGCCTCCCGGAAGCTCATGGCCTGCATCTCCGGGTTTGGCTCAGACTGAAGCAGCTCATAGAGCGGGTGCTCGGGCGCTCGTGCCTTGCCCGGGTGCAGCTGCCGGTAGACCGGCAGAGGCAGGCTGGCCACATCTTCGGCAATCACCCGAGCGCAGGCCCAGTAGGGCGATATGCCAAGAGCCGTCGCTTCGGTGACATCGACGCCCGCCACGGTCTGTTGCACACCGAGGAAGCGCAGGAACTCGTCGCTCGCTTCCGTCAGAGGACCAAACGATAGCCTGGCCGCTCCTCGTGCTCGCTTCTCAATCGCAGCCCGGATCCGGCTCATGAGATCCGCCATCCGAACAGAGCCAGCGAGAGTCCGGACATGATGAGCGCAGCCGGCCAGTAGATCACGCTCACGCCCGCAGCCGCCATGAGGGCCCCGAGCACGATGCACACGTCTGCGAGGGCCACCTTGCTGGTCTTCTGCTTCATGCTCCTCCTCTACAAGACGATGAGGCCCCGGTCCTCGTACACCGACTCACCCAGATCCGTGCTTCGCATGCGGCCGTCCTCGGCCATAAGCAGGGCCACCAGACCGTCGATGCGCTTGCCCGTCTTCTCGCGCTGCGGCTTCACGGGCCGTATGCGGTCGGGGTCGTCGCGCGGGCTCTTGGCCTCCAAGGCATCGGCCATCCAGCGCGCCACGGGGTTCCCCAGGTGGCGGTACTCACGACCCTTCAGCCGGCTCATGAGTTCAGTCATCGGCACCGTCATGCGCTGGTAGGTCGTGTCCGACTCCACCATGGTGAGCCCGGTGCGCTTCTCGAGCTCCTGCCGCACCGGCTCGCCCGACCACTTGTCATAGGTCAGAAGCTCGATGGCGAAGCGTTCGTGGTCCGCCTCGATATCCGCATACACACGGTCGTAGTCGATGCGCTCGCCATCACACACTGTGACCCAGCCCTGTTCGCACCACAGCCGGAACTGGCCGCCCGTGTATTCATTTAGCTTCTCGGCCACGAACTCGGGCGCCCAGAAGCGCCACACCACGGTCCCGTCTCCGAAGAGCAGGCACCACGCGGTGAGGTCCAGCTTGGCCGAGAGGTCGAGCCCCGCCCAGCACTGCTGTCCGAGAAGCACCTCGAGCTTCCACTCGGGGTTAAGCCACACCTCCCCTGCGTTCGCATCCCAGAGCTCCATCGGCACGTAGCGCGTGACCTGCTGCACCCGCTGGTTCATCTGGAACTGCCGGAAGGCGTTCTCCTTGCTCGGCTCGTTTCGAGCCTCAAGCGCCTGCTGCCGGAGCTCCTCACGGCTCTTGAAGTCGTCCAGGGCCGGGTTGGGCCACTTCCAGTTGCGCTCGTCGAACGGGTCGCAGGAGACCGGCAGGTCCGGGTGGCCCTTGAAGTGCTTCCGCAGCCTCGCAAGCTCGTTCTTGTTCGCGGGCAGCTTGCGGACCCAAGCGAACATATGAGGGTTCCGCCGGGGGTCATACATGACCGCCTCGGCCTCGTCGATCATCTCCGCGCCGAAGGAGTAGGGCTCGTTGGTCTCGGTTGTGATCGCGATGAACAGCGGTTGTGTGCGGGCGCCGGCCCCCGTCCGGAGTGCATCCCACAGAGACGAGTCCGGTTGCGACAACACCTCGTCCAAGATGAAGCCGTGCGGGTTGTGGCCGAGCTCCCCCGCGGCGTCGGCCGCGATGACCTCGTAGTAGCTGAATGTCTTCTCGTCGTACAGTCGACGGCTGTTCTTGTTGTGCTTGAGCCTCGCCCCCAGAGAGGGTGAGAGCTGCGTCATACGAAGCGCGGGCTCAAACACCTTACCGGCCTGCTTTGTGTCCTTCGCCGCCCCGTAGACCTCTGCCGCCTCCTCATCATCGGCGACTGTGAGGAGGAGCACCAAGCCGGCCCCGAATTCACTCTTGCCACCCTTCCGGGCCATGACCACCACGACGATGCGATAGCGGCGAACGTACCTTCCCCACTCGGACGAGTAGAGCACCTCTCCAAACACGGGGCGCGTGATCTCGTGCTCCTGCCAGCCAGTGAGCACGAACGGCGTTCTTACCCGCGGTCCCTTCGTGTGGAGCAGCATCTCGGCAAAGAAGGCCACCGCCTTGTCCGCCCGCGGCTGGCAGTAGTGCGGGCCGCTCTTCTCGCACGTCTTCCCCCGGAAGGTGTAGCCGCACACCGGCTCGCGGCCGGTGCCATTGGGGCGCCAGCGGGCGTCATGTGAGGAGGTCGTCACCAGGGTTGTCATTGCCACCACCCATAACGATCTTGGCCCTGTCCACAGGGGTCAGGCCGTACCGCGAGCCGAGAGTGGTCACGATGCCCACCGCCGCCTTGTACTCCCCCATGGGCGAAGACGCGCCGGGCTCGGGTTTGCGCCGGGCGCTCCTTCTCTTGCCTCGCAGGATGCACACGGCCTCACAGAACTCAGCGAACATATCCACATCCCACGGGGTGAGGACGCGCTTGCGAATGAGGTCGGGCGCGAGCCGGTTCCAGACCTCCTGGGCGCGTTTCGTGAGCTTGAAGGGAGGGACCACCAGGCCCTCCGAGGGCACGGGCTCGCTCTTGTTCTCGCGCTGTGGGTTCTTCTTGAAATCGCCGTGGAGTCGGGCGACGTTGCTAGGTTTTCGTGCGGGCATGTGCCCCCCTAAGCGATCTTGTGGACGCGCGAAACTGCCCAACCCGCCGGTACTGGACGCGCGCTCCCAAAGTTTTCGACCCCCCTACCCCCTGGGGCCGCCCTTGCCTGGGTGCTCCCGCTCGTGGCAGCGCCGACAGAGGCTCTCCAGATTGCTCCGCGCGTTGTTGGTGGAGATGTGGTCTCGATGGTGCACCAGCACCGCCCGGTCTCCGCACCGCTCGCAGGCCGGGCGCTCCCGCAGCACCATCCGCCGGATCTGTTGCCAGCCGCGGCCATAGCCACGCTCCGCCGGTGTGCCGCGTCGCGCGTCCTGGGTGCGGTGGTGCTCCTGCTGGTGGCGATCGCAGTAGCCGCCGCCGCGCACCAGCTTGAGACAGCCGGCATGCCGGCAGGGTTTGAGAGGGTGTGTGGCCATAGGAATCTCCGCCTACCGGGCGGCACAAGAGAAAAGGGCGCCCGCCCCCACTGCGCAGACACCCAACTTTACACAGGACGGTACAGAAAAACTGGATGCCTGTCAAGAGCCCACAGCGGACACGGGCCGCCCACAGCGGTCTAGATGGGCATGCCAAATCTGGTCGACCCGGCTCGCCGACAGCTCCACGCGCTCGGCAATCTCAGCGCAACTCACGCCCCGCTGCTTGAGCGACACCACGTAGAGGTCCCGGGCTGCCCGGCCCAGCTGCCCGTCAGTGTGCGGCACGCCCCGGTACTCGGGCACATAGTCGAGCTGCCCCGCCATCCACCCGAGGCCCTCGGCCGCCAGGCGCTCGTACTCGTCCCGCTTGGCCGGTGGCACGGGCAGCGGGGCGTCGCAGTACGTGCGGTAGCAGCCCAGCCACCAGTCCGAGCGGTAGTGCTCCATGGCCGCGAGCAGACACTTCACCCGCCGCAGCACCGGGTAGTGCTCACAGAGCGTGCCCCACTGGCGTTCCGCCACCACGATGGCGAGCTCGTGCTCCCCGCCGCCCGGTGCCGGGTCGAGCGACGTGGTCACCTGCTCCACCAGCCAGTAGTCAAAGGCCAGGCGTACCAGCACTTCTAGGCGCTCAATCTTCTCGGCCGTCGGCTGCCTCACTGCCTCACCGCCTTCCGCTCCCGCATGAGCCGCTCCCAGTCCATGTCCGTCATCTCGCTCTCCTCAATGCGGTACTCGGCGATCTCGCCGGCCACGAGGTTCACGCGCACGTCCAGCCGTCCGTGCCGGCGCCTGGCCTGCCAGCGCCTGAGCCGGGCCTTGAGCTCACCGAGGAGCTCCTCGCGTCCGTTGAGGAGGGGGGTGGTCATGCTGCCGGCCTCCGGTAGGCCGAGGCCGGCTTCTTGATCCCGGCCACCCAGGCGCCGTCCTGCAGACGGGAAACCACGCTCTCGCCCACACGCTCGGCAAGCGCCGCGCTCTTCCACTCGGTCGTCACCACCGTGGGGAGCTCGTTGCGGTAGCGGGCGTCGATGATGGCGTAGAACGTCTCCTCCACCCAGGACACGTCCTTGCCCGGATGAACTTTGCCGAGATCGTCGAGCACGAGGATGGGCGCCCTGCCCGCCCGCTCGATGCGGCTCCCGGCGTCGTCTGCCGCCTCCCGGCTGACGAACCCGCGGCGGATGAGAGCCATGAGCGAGCCGGCGTTCAGCCAGTAGGCCACCTCGTAGCGAGCGTGGAGCGCGTTGTGCACACAAGCCGCCAGGTAGGACTTCCCGCAGCCGATGGGGCCGACGATGAGCAGGTTGGGGCGCTGCTCTGCCTCCACCCACCCGGTAGCAAGCTCGAGCGCCTTGGCGTTGTGGGGGCCGGCCTC